CTATCGTCTGCCGGCCATGGCCTTTAGCAACACCCGACGATGAAAGTGTAGACGTGGTATAACCGACAGCACCAATGTGCTGAGTTGGACATAATGAAGGATAATTCTTCGAAAATTCCATTATAGTTGTCCAATCGTTAGTACCACTCGCTGTCAATATATCCATAGTTGATTCAGTATTAAAAAATATACCCCAATCAAATTGGTGAGTATAATCAGCACATGACTCCATAGTTACAGTGACCTTAGCACCTAGGACTACATAGTTCCTATATAATCCAGAGTTTGATATTTGGTCACTGAACATAGGCTGGTGACCTGCTCCAGCACCTGTATTCGGGTCATAAATATCATTTATACGCCAATAGGTAGACTGGAAGTCACCTGAGCCATATGTATTCATGTCGAATGTGCCTGAATCAACATATGTGAGCCTTGACAGCATAGTCTTGGGAAACGGATTGCGAGGGATAGGTTTATATCTCGCAACCTTTGAAGAAACGCGTCCTTTAACGCTCGGCTTCTTGCGATAGCCTCGACGACGAGGACGCGCAGACTTTCTAACACGCCTTTTCTTTCCATACGGCATTTTACTAGAAAAAAAAATTTTAATTTGCTTAAAGAAATCAAATTTGTAAAATGGAAACCGATGGAAACCTTTTGGATAGAGGTTTGGAAAAAGAATCTAAAGATGAAGGTAATACTAAAGATTCTTCAATAATAACCCAAAAGAAAAGGCCAGTGCCCAAATTGTATTGGTGCTTTACCCTTAATAATTACTCCGAAAATGATTTTTTGGAAATATTAAATATTTTAGAAAAAAAGAAAAAATGGAAGTACTTAATAGGTAAGGAAATAGCACCAACTACAGGCACACCACACCTACAAGGCTTCATACAATTCGATAAACCCACTCGAGCATGTGAAAAATTTAAAAATAAATATATTCACTGGGAATCATGCAAGGGAAATGAAAAAAGCAATATTAAATATTGCAGTGAAGATGGTAACTACGTTACTAACTTCCCAGAAAGCATGATTCCTCATCCCAAACCAAAAAATAAATTTAAAAATTATGTGCCATATGAATGGCAAAATAAAGTATTAAATATAATCCGGGATAACCCGGATGATAGAAAAATATATTGGGTTTGGGATGAAAAAGGTAATAGTGGGAAAACATCGCTATGTAAGCACTTAGCAATTGAATTTAACGCACTCATAGTTGGTGGTAAAGGAAATGATATACGCCACGCTGTGGCTGAATGGATCGAAATAAAAAAATCCCTCGAAATAGCTATATTTCATTATTCACGCTCCCAAGAAAACTTCGTATCCTACGAAGCATTGGAGAACGTAAAAGACGGGATTTTCTTCAGCGGAAAATACAAGAGCGGCATGGTGGTCTACGACACACCACACGTCTTTGTTTTCGCTAACTTCGAACCTGATAAAGAAAATCTATCAAATGATAGATGGGAAATCATAAAAATTGAATAAATAATGATTAAGTGGCTTCGCCACGTCACTTCGGGTTTTCGCCTTCGCAAAAACCCGGGCGCTAACGCGCCCTCCTTCGTTCCAAATCATATAACTATTATAGTTATATATTTAAAATTGAATTTTATGAAACTTATGAAGGATGCATAGCTATTACGCTGTTGTTAAACAACACTATAGTCTCTATCATAATCTTATATCTAAGAATGAGAGACACATCTATAGCAGCTTCATAAGTTGGATTTACCACAAAAACATGCGCATATGCTTTGTTAGTAGGTGAAGACGTCGGGCCTGACGATGTACCATTAGTTCCCCAAAAATCGGTGTTAGAGGTGAAAGCACCTTTCCTAACACCCCATAACTTTGGAATTGAAACTTTGCCAACTATCGTCTGCCGGCCATGGCCTTTAGCAACACCCGACGATGAAAGTGTAGACGTGGTATAACCGACAGCACCAATGTGCTGAGTTGGACATAATGAAGGATAATTCTTCGAAAATTCCAT